GATTAGATGCGGTTATCGTTTCAGTCCGGGCTATTCTTACCGCCCTGTATCCTTTACAGTCGGCGTATTGTTCGGTTACCCTGGCTGCTAATTTAGGAATACTTTCACCCAGTTTTATACCTTCTGTTAATGTTGCCTTTAAAGCATCAAAGGTTGTATCTGTTATTGATACTATTAAATCGCCACAATGGGCTTTTATCCATTTTATAACCTTTGGATTTGTTACATCGAAACTACCTTCTACGCCTAATTCGGCATAAGCATTTGTGCCATTTATCTTAACCATTTCGGTTATCCTGGGGATGGTAAAATCGGCTAGATCCTTGATCGTTCTTTCATCATGGGTTATTTTTAATACATTATCAACATCTACCTGACTAACTTTTTTACCCCTCAATGCCCTTAACGCCCTCAATTCCTGTTCCTGAAATAGCTTTATCATCCCCCTCTTAAAATCATTCTCTAATGGGGTAACCCTCTTAATAAATTGATCCCAATATTCCTTCTTAAAATCTTCGGTATATTTTTTTGCTATAATGAATTTCTCCGCTGCAGGTGCAGGAGCTGCCGGTTCGGTTGCAGATCCCAATGGTGCAATATTAAAAGAAGCAAGCGGTTTATCTCCCCATTCTGCTTCTTCTCTCCCATCTTCAAGCCTGGCTTCATTAACACAAATTACAAAATTCTTTAGATCCGATTCCCTTTTCTTTAATAGAAATTCATTGTCAGCGGGGACCGGATTGTCATATTTACAATATAAGCCCGGTTGTTTATATAGCGGCAATAAAAAAGATGTAAATACTTCTGCATCCATTATGCAGCGGGGTAAAATACATTCACGATTCCATGAAACGTCTAAGGCTTCCATATTGGCCAGGTTAGTTTGCTCCGGATGCGATAACTTTTGCGGTGGAGTATTAAAAGCACTTGCAATCTGCCTCATGGTCCATTCGGCCAACAGCATAAACTCCATATCTTTATTAGTTTGGCCAACCGTCTTGAATTTTAATCCGCCAACCGCCGCCCCTGTTTTGTGTGCGTTCTCTGCTCCGCCGTAAGTGGCATTGAATATATTCAAATATTTTTCTACCTGTTCTTTGCTCATATTGCTATCAGTTTCTAATACCGCTTTTAAATGCGCCCCATTCTTGAATACATTTAACTGATAAACCATATTGTACTTATCGGTATCTACTGCATAGGCTTTTCTCTGGACCGGGGAAGCTCCCCGGAATGTATCGGTAGGATTTGCATATTTAAAAAATAAAATATCTTCTTTGGGATAGATAATCTCCTTGAAACCTTCTAGGTATTTATAATAGGCTATGGTTCCTTTTTCCACAATCGGAGTCATTTTATCCGGGCTTCTGAAATATAATTCCCTGGGGATTCCTAGCCTGTCTTTGGCCATGAAGATATAACATTCGCCGGTTAAATCTTTATAAGTAGATCGCAATACTTTTCCTAAAAATGGAGTAGTATCCGGATTGAAGTATTTCATGAGGTCATAAAAAGGATGCTCTTGTATTAGTTCATCATTCTTGTCATAGAGCCTAAGAGGTAAACTCCCCATTCGGTTGGCTATCAATGATACACAATCACCCTACCCAACCTTGGTAGGCCTTTAATTGTTCTGCTGTGTTTCTGAATGTATTTGAAGCGTGTCCGAATAATTGCGGTTCATCTGGCCAATAACGAGGATCGCTTGCCCGGGCAGGCAGAGCCTTTTTAAATATATTAATATCGACTATTTTATTTATAAAGGGTAAAGCTATCTTGATTGGGTTCACCTCCTTTATAATTTAATAAAATCAAATTTATACTGATAACATTTAACCGGGCATTCACCTATATATTTTATAAAATCTTTGATCGAATAAGATGATATACGGAGTATATTGCTCGGTTGTCTTATAACTTTAAAACCTATTTTTATTAATTGTTTTTTTAACCATTCCACATCGACAATAGAAAACCCATTAGTAGCTAATGTTATATATGGATTCCCTTTCTTTGGTTTTATTAAACATCCATCTCCAATATGCCATTGCCGGCAAGTTACAGGTGTTAATTTTATATCTTTTGGGGTTATCTTTTTACCTTTAGGATACCATTGTTTATACATTGGATATAATTCTTCATAGGAAAGAGAAGTACAACTATAACTTACCCATCCATCCCCATATCTCTTTGTTATTTTCCCTACTCTTAATATTCCAAATACTTTTAATTTATCAGAAACATATTGGCAATATTCTAAATGTTTTGAGGTATATAGGAATCTTGCTGAATGGAGAGAACGAGAAATGAGGCATCCATCTCCTAATAGTTCACCATTAATCCAATTAATTGCTTCTTCGGGGAGTTTACAATGATTAACTTTTCTCAAATGTACGGCTTCACTATCAGATCTACGGAGGATTTTAAATTTCTTTAGCCAATAATATATAGTAGTCACATCACATAATTTATTTATTTGTGATATTGATAATTTATCATTATTATATTTAGAATTTAGCCATTCTTTATCTTGATAGGGGAAACTTTTCTTAATTAACATCACCCCCTTTATTGATTAATCTTATATATTCATATCATTTTCTACCCCCATAAAAAATATACATATTTATAATAAACTATTATTTATTAATTGTCAACTGTCTTTACTTCGGCACATAGAAGTATGGATCAGCCCCGGTATAGAATTTTGTATATACTACATACCTAAAAGCATCCATAGCATGGTCAACGCCCTTTTCCGGCTCTTCCATTATATTATCATCTTTATCCTTCTTATGCTGATAGCCTTCTACTTCCCTTTTAATATTAGTACTGCTTTTAGTAATTAATAATTCAAATTGACCTATATAATTAATCCCGGCTACAACTGATCCTTTACCTTTGTTGGCTCCCTCAATGTAACTATAATTATAATCATTTTCCATTTCATCTATTTTTTCAGGTGCTTCACTATCGGCTATGATCATTTTTTCTTTTATATCCTTTTCCTCTATGTCGGCCGCGAATGCTTTAATTGTTTTCCGGGTTTGATAATATTCTTCATGTAGATAGATCTTTCTTTTTTCCATATCTACAACCATTTTAACCAGAGCCATAGGTGCTATAAATCCAAAATCAAGCCCATAAATTGGCTCGTCATCTGGGAAGTCTGCATCTTCGATCATGCGCCAATTAGTATATACGGCATTCTCTAATTGTCCGTATTGGCCCAGGGTATAAACAGTTCTATTGTTACCGGTGTAGCCCTCGAGTAATCTTACATAGGCCAGGTCGTTTATAATAAATTCATTGTCTTTGTAGGTGGTCGTTAATACAATAATATCTTCTTTGCCCTCATCGGTTAAATGCTCAAAGAATCGCTTGTGAGTCCAGTTACTTTTTAAGATCGGATTGTAGGTTAAAATGATCTGCATATAGGTAAAGAAAATTCCTCTTAATCTGCGGTTTATTTCTTCAAAGTCTTTCATGGCCAGCTCTGTCGCTTCTTCAACCCAAACCCCGGTTATGCCTTCCATTGATTTTAATTTCTCCGGATCATCTATCCCGGCAAACAGGATCATGTTTCCGTTACTTTTAAAGGTGATAGTCTGTAAAGTATGATTTATCTTAAATTCTGCGGATAATTCCCATTTAGCGATATAGTCCTGGAATAACTGAAAGACTGATTTTCGGATGGTGTCTTTAACTTTGCGGATAATTAAAAAACGATGGCCTTCTTCGGTCATCGTTCTATAAAGGATCTTTTGACAGGCGAAATGAGATTTACCTGCTCCGGCTCCGCCCTTCATTACCAGGTATCTATGCTTGTCGTAAAGGTAGGGAACATAAACAGGATTTAAGAGGGATTCAAAATTGCTTACATCGATAACTGTTTCATTCATTGCTAACCTTTAGAAAATATTCTTTTTGCTGCTTCCTTCTGTTCATTAAATAGGCTCATTCTAACACTTTGGTAAGCATCAATATAATACACCGCCATCAATCGATCTTCTTTGCTATTTTTCATATTATCCCTTTTATCTCTCCAAATAACAATACAACTATCTAAATAATCTTTTACATTCTTTTCAGCAAATTTAATAACATTTCTTTTATCTTTTTCATTCATTTTCATCTTCCTTTTTCTCCTTCTTCCCCAACACAATTACCTTCCTAATTTCCTCATGCTTCTCTGCCGGATAGATTCCCATAAGTTTTGCTTCTTCTTTGGTTATATCCAGGATTAAATTAAGATCTGCAACCTGAATTACCTGCTTATTATCTACCGTACCAACTACCACTTTTTTAGAATAGGCCATATCTTTAAGATCCCGGATCTGGGCTATATGATATTTTAATCCATCGCCTTTTAATTTCTCGAAATATTTAGCCCATTCGCCCCGGGCTTTTTTAATATATTTATTAGCTTGCCCTCTTTCTATATTCCAAGTTTTCTTACAATAATCTACAATAAAAGATACCGGTTTCCGCCTGAGCATGAGGCCAACCTGATAGATCCTTTGTTCCACTTCTACCATTTCTGATTTCTTAAATTCTTTTTTATTTTCTTCTGCCATACCTATCACCTACCGTCTTTTTCAAAACTGATGATTCCATCGAAATATCCTTTGTAAAATTCATAGATCCCTTTGGCTATGGTCAAGCAACTGTTTTCGGTTCGTGGATTTGTATTGATATTTGCGCTGCTTTCTACTCCAAAATAAAATTTATCTCCATAACCGGCTATGATTTTGGAGTGATTTCTGAATACTACGAACCGGCCGTTATATTTCTTGATGATCGGCTTCAACAGATCATACTCCGCCGAATACGATCCTTTAAATATCTCTCCAACATAGGCGTCAATGGTTTTTATCTTCCCGGCCTTTAACCATTCTTCTATCTGCAATATATCATCCTGGGCCATACACCAGGTTGAAAATAAACAATGCTCTAAATTCTGCTGCCGTAAAACGCATTTTAGAAAAGATAAAACATCAACATCGCCACCGCTTATAGTATGATAGCTTTCGCCCTCTTTAAAATCAAAACCCAATACATCTAATAACTGGGTTTCGCTAAAGGCCTTCCTATATATATTTTTATCCCTTCTGATAGTGCAAACAACATTCCTTCGGATCGGTGCTTTAACTTCTTCTATTATTTTATCCGGTATATCTACGGTTAACGGTAAATTATCTAAATCAATCTCTTGGAAGGATATTGATTTTTCAAATAACATATCTTCTGGATCGTCTACTTTATTAAATCCTGCCATAGAATCACCTACTTAAACATAGATAAAATAGTATCTAAAATTTGCTCTTTGGTAATATTATTTTCTTTAATAAAATTTCTCAATTCTTCTAAATGTTTTATATTACTACCTTTATATTTAACTTCCTTCTTACGTTTATATACTCCAGATGGCATATTTTATCTCTCCAATCTCACCCAATATATCTCTCCATTCAAATCTACTTTTAATCTGCCATCTATAAAACATCTGCTTAAATCGGTGCCGGTTATTTTAAGAAATAGCTGTGGTTTAAAATTATCCTTTAATACTCCGCCTGTAGTAAATTCAAATAGAATTTCTTCATTACTAGAAGGCATATCAAAAGTTTCCCAATCTGGATTAAAATATTCAAAGGGTTTATTTTCTTCCGGATCGATAATGATAAATCCCTTATCTTTTATGGCTTCTTTTTCTGCTATCTTATTATCAATATAATCATCTATATATATTTTGAGTTGCTCAAATACTTCAATATCATCATTAAATAGATTATCTATTTGTAATGCTTTATCTCCTATCCAATATCCAAAAGCTATTGAAAGGCACGTTATCATTACAATCGCCCATATCATTAATAACTTATCTTTCATTTTCATGATCTTTACTCCTTTTTCATTTTATATCTTTCTTACCCTTTAGTCAATTACCGGATCGCCTATCATTTTAATAATATCTTCAAAGCAATCTATTAACCAATATTCCCCGCCATGAGATTCTATATCAGCCTTAAATATTTTTTGTGCTGGCCTATGTTCCCCGGCCGGGCTTTTTGTTTCGATAAATAATACTCTCCCGGCTCTGATTGCGATAAAATCAGCGATCCCGGGATAACAGCCTAGTCCTTGAAGGATAGGGAAGATAAAGAAGCCGGTAATTTCAAGAGTCTGTCTAACCAATATTTTAACGCCGGATTCGGCTCCCTTTAGTTTACGATATTTTGCTGTTTCCTTCCTTAATACTTCTTTATTCTTTTGAATTAATTCAGTCATTTTAACCTGGTCCATTAGTTTTCACCCCCCCCCCCCTTTTTCGGGAAGTATTTTTGCTTAAACATCTTGAATATAATGTTAAAGGAATAAGTAATTTTATTTTTAGGATATTCTATTAAAGTATCGTTACACTCTAACCTAATATCTTCTAACATCTGCTTATACGCCTTTAGCTCTACATTCTCTACTTTTAATGCTTCTATCCTTGCCTCTAATACTTTATTTCTTTTTATTCTATGGTTCAAAAGGTATTTATCCTTTTCGCCTTGTTGGAGTAGGGAAATAATATCACCTGCTTCCAATGTATCTAATTCTATTAAAACTTCTTCATTAGCATAATCATCTTTTGAATAAAGCACTGGATTACTCAGTTTTTCTATTGCTTCTTTAGTTTCCATTGCTTTTCACCCCCTTTTTTTTAACAATACTAGCCATATATTTAATTTCATTTTCTGATAATTTATCCTCTATTCTTTCTGCTTTAAATTTCGGGAAGTATTCTTCACACCCATACATTTTAGGAGATAATCCACTGTTTTTTCTTTTTCTCTGATTACCATATTAAGTAGATCCCTTAATTCTTTTAAATCCTCAAGTCTATGTTCCCATATTTCTTTTTTTAATGCTTCTGTAATCATTTAATTAATTCCCCCTTTTTTTTCTGCCTGCCCTGACAGGCTGTGGTACTTCGCCCCACCTATTTAACTTAATCTACCGAGATTAAGCACCTTACCACAGGGCAGGCATGATTTTTTTATACAGCCATATATCTCTTATTTAAAATATTCCTAACCAGCCTTTGATCTTGTATCGAATTATAAGATCGAACATATTCTATCTTGCTATTATTTATTCGAGTGTTCTCTTTCATTTTAGTGATTAACTCCGAACTAAATTCCCGCTTTTTCATATTATATTTACTTCTTCTCCTACCAATACTGGGTTTGTAGTTTTTACGTTCTACCGGAATCTTATGTTTATGTAGCAGCCTATGAATAGTTGTATCATTTACCCCATATTTTGTTGCAATCTCATATATTCGTAATCCGTCATTATACATCTTAATAATAGTATCTTCCTGACCTTTTAATTTTGACATTAATTTAACCCTCCATTAAATTTTTATTTAAACTATCAGCCGCTTTATAACCTTCGGCCCTCTCTAACCACTTATCTATATAAATACCAAATCTACCTTTAAATCTTTCTTCAATATCTTTCGCGGATCCGGGATTGTTTTTAAAATATTCCCGGATCTTCATTAACTGTTCTCCTACATTTACATTTGGGTACCTCCTTTCCCAACTTTCAATATCACTATCAATTATTCCATGCCAACTCTGTATTTCCTGATCATATTCTATTGCTTCTATTTTAGATTTTTTAGGTTTTTCTCCTAATGATCTGGAAATGGCATTTTGCACTTCTTTAATCTCTTTACTATTATCTACTATAGTATCCTCTACTATACTATGTGGGTTATTACCTGTAGAAACTATAACTGTGGGGGGGTTTCTATGAGTAGAAACTGGTTTATGAGGGGTTTCTTGCCTTCTATTCTTATAAACAACCTCTATATTCTTAATAAAATTTTCACACCAAATCATCTTTTCCCCCAATAATTCTCTATCTATAGCCCCTACATCAGCTAAAGTTTTTAGTATTTCCGTCGCCTTTTCTTCACTCACTTTAGTTTTTGCTAGTAGAAACTCCCAGTCAGCCAGGTTATTATAGTCATAAACATGATTGTTAGACGATCCCAATAATTCTAATAACTTAAACCAAAAGGCATAACCGTCATTGCCGAACTTATTTTCCAATATAAATATGGTCTTTCCGTTTTGTATAATATGGGGAAAATAATCTACTGTATTTTTAATTGGTCTGGCCAATCATTCCACCCCCACTAAAAAAACCATACAAAAAAGCCAACCATTGAGGGAGCCTGTCGCCGCAAAGTAACAGGCCAATGAATTGGTTGGCTTCTCGTATGGCTTTATAAAATTTTTATTTTCTGATCCTTTTATCATAATTTATCCCTCGGTAACATTATATATTATTTTCACTGCAAAATCAAGAAATCTTTTATTGATCCGTAATATCAAATAATGTTCTTTGTTTCCCGATCATGTGATTCCTTAAAATACGTCTGGCCCTCAATAATATTTTTATTCCTTTCCGGCGTAATCTCTTATAGCATTGAAGGGCTTCTCCTGGGCCGCCATTCCAGCAATAGCCGCCCCCGGGATTTATTGGCGTTGAAATTATCGGATACCCATCTTTTATTAGCTTTTCAATAATCTTCCTAACCCTTCTCCCGGCCATGTGTTCATCTGTCATAAACATATAATGTTCTGCAATCTCGTGTTGGTTTATTGTATTAGAAAAGTCTGTATGCGATTTAATAATTTCTATTATTATATCCTCGGTTGTAACATGTTCGGTTAACATAATTTTATTACCCCCTTTTTATAGTTTTTTTATAGTTAACAAAATACCTTATATAACAACAACATCAACACCGAGTAAAAAATGTATTCTATAAATTCCATCTATTTATCCCCCTCTATAATATAAACTTTCTTTAATCTTACGCCCCACTCCAAAGCCCTTTCATGGCTGTTAAAGCATAAATCAGCTTCCCAACCTTTTATGGATCCGCCGATATCATTGCATATACCAAAGCCATAATCTTCTACATAAACATTTTGGCCTAGCTTCAATGGTCCGCCCTTATGGTCAATAGCTATACTTCCCCGGCCGGCTTTATCACCTGTATAGGTTACTCCATCAGCCCAGGGTTTACAGCAGATCTCACAAGGACAATATCCGGTAGTTTTTAATACATAATACTTTTGCTCCTGGATCTCCGCTTCCGGTCTTGAAGCCATTAAAAGCAGTATTGTAATTATTATTTCAATTATTATGATCAGCTTTTTCATACCGGATAATCCTCTAACGGACACCATCCCGGAATATCACCATTATAAATAATATCCCTATCTATTATTCTATAGTTGCCGTTTTTATAGGCGGCATCACTATTTTTGCATTTATAACGATTCTGCCTATGAATACCACCTATAACAAATTGATTATCTCCACAACTTATACAATGTTCTATTTTACGCGCTTTCGCTACCAATTAAATCACCCCCTTTTTCTTTAATCTCTTTTGAACATCCTCTAATAAAGGCCCCCTTAATAAAAAGCCGCCTTCATTCTTCTCTTTCCTTTTCTTAATCTTATATGGCATATCTATTTTCAAATGACATCTTTGGCATAGCGCTAGTAGGTTATATCTTTTGTTATTGTTTACATCCTGGTCTATATGCGCAACGGTTAAAACAACCTTACTGCCGGTTTTCCAATGCGGTTTACCATTTTCAACATTACATAATTCACATCTATTCCCGGCCCTGGCCAGTATACATGATCGGATCCATTCCCAATTTGATGGGTATTTCTTATAATCTATAGGCATCTTCTTCTCCCTAATGTTATTTTATACCTAGTTTCTCCATCCGGGTCAGAGTATCTTTTCCATTTTTCATTCCACATCTTATCAGATTCAAGTTTAAGTTCATTAAATTTTTTAGATTGCCATTTCTGTATACAGATAATCCCCAGTCTTAAAGTCCAATCAAATAGGAAAGTCATACTTGTTTTTTTAAAAGAATATTTCAGAAAACCGAATCCTAACAAGCCAAAGAATATATCATATCTTACATGATTTAACCAAACGCTTTTAATGATCATCTTTATTCCCCCTTCTCCATTCTTAACATCGTAACATCGGCCTTTTTCATCTTACCCTTTTTGGCTTCCCATTCTTCCCATTTTGCTTTAAGTCCCGGGATATCATGACCAAAGATAAAATCACAAAACATAGTCTTGTTAGCCATGACTACATGATAAAGGATCATTTCCGTAATCGCTTCTTCTGTGATCCCTGCCCTTTTGGCTGCATCCGGGATCGCGTATAATTTATTTCCGTAGGTTTTCATTTTTTAACACCTCTATTTTATATTCATCACTCTCTTTAAGATCGGCTATTATTTCTCTTATCACCCCCTTTGCAAATTCCGGATCATCTGTATCATTATCCGTTATTTTATTAATTTCTTCTTCCCAGACTTCAATAAATACCTTTATTTTATAGAGCTTAACTAACACCCGGCTTAAATCGAACAAGATTCTGCTATACAGATCCTTTATAAAATCATAATCTGCAACATCCGAATAAAATATAAAATCTGCTTTTTCGGTGTACTTTTCGATAATATCAATGATGGTCAATTTGGTTTACCCCCTTTACTATTTCCATCCAATACTTTTAGATATTGCAACTGCCTGATACCCTTTCAGTTCTTCTTTTTTCTTATTCATAACTACGCTCCAATAATCTCCTGTTTCCCCTTGAAACCAAGGGTTCCCTGACGAAGCAAATCTCCAATAAGATAATAATTGTTCGTATGACAAACTATCAATATGTTTTTTATTTTCTCCTGTTAATTCCAATTTATTTACCCCCTTTTATTATCTTCCGAACAGGTTCATTATCGCTTATCATCGATACTTCAACTAATTCTACTTCGGTAAAAATTCTTCCTTTTCCATCTTTGGATTTTTCGCTTTTCTTAACGATAAAACCTAACCCAAAACCCCCAATGGCTATTTTTATTTTCTTCATTTTTATCTCCTCTTATTTTAATCTAACTAATAAAATATAAAATATAATAGCGAGGGCGGGAAACGGTTCCCCTATTTTACTAACCCGCCCCCATTATCCTGTGTCCATCAATATATGTTCTTCTATCATATACTATGACTAGCCAGGAACATTTTAAAACGGTATATCTTCCGTAGCGATCTCCTGATCCGTCTTAATAAATTCCTTTAATTCCTTTACTCTATCCGGATTCGCAACTAGCCAATCCATAGCCGTATGCCAGGAAAAAATATTTATTCCAAATATCTTATACCTTCGGCCTAATTCAATTATATCGGACCATTTATTGATCCCATACTTAACCGCGTATTCTTCTATATCCTTTTTAAGATCTACCCTAAATTTTTCATTTTTTGCGGTAATCGCTTTTCTTTCTTCTGTAGTCTTTAAGGTTGTTTTACCGGCTGCCTGATCCTTTTTTAATTGTGCTTCCCTGGCCTTACTTTCCTTCTGAAATATTACTTCTGCTTCGTGGGCCTCTTTTGCTTTTTCTTTCTGATCAGCAATTTCTTCTTCTGTATCTTCCCTGGGATAAGCATTATTTTCATCCGGTAATCCCGGCGCTTCAATCTGATATTTAGCATTTTTCTGTTGCCCCAGGTATAATATTTCTCCTGCCATAACCCTTCTTATTTCTTCTGTGCTGGCAGCAACCTCTAAAGTGATTACCCAATGGGTTTTCATTTTGGCCGTTCCCGGGATCCTTAATTTCTTGGCTATCCTTCGCATCCGGAAAGGGATCATAGCCCAACATCCACCGGTAGTTACATCCGCTACATGAAAAGCGCTATTTAATTCCGATATACTAACGGTCCCATGTGGGCTACATTCGTAAAAGGTCCCGATCGAAACTTCCGGGATCATAAAATATAGGTGGCCAACCTTGCTACAGCCGCCGATCTTGGTTTTAGGATCGTATACTTGGTAATGTTCACAAGGGCATTCCCTATCTTCCCACCGGCCATTTTCCAGGTTTAACCTTTGGGCCGTCTTTGATACTTCTCCATCACCTTTACAAAGTAGGGCATTATTGCCACCATATTTTTCATAGGCCTGGGGAAATACTTCTTCTCTGTTGGCCCTGGGGAAAAATACAGTTAATTCTGTGGGTTCATCACCGAATACCGCTTGTACTTCTTTGGGACATACAAAGTAAGAAAGTTCTAATGGATGTTCAACACCCTTTTCATTTACTGTTTTGATCCCTAACTTTATCTTGCCGCCTATCGGCAATTTAATATTTTTCGTTTCCGGGATAGTCACATAACGGCCTTGATCAAATTTTCCATTTTGTGCTGACATTTTAAATATTACCCCCTGTATA